GCTGCCGAGCCGATAACGGGGATAATCCATCCGCCGTCCACAAATTCTTTAATCATCGACTTTTCTGGCTCCATTTGCAGATATTTACACTCTTTTTTTTTATTTTAAATGCTTTTTTAATGCTTCGTGAAACTTAGCAAACTCTTTCGGATTGAGATCTTTTTTGCGGTTCGGAGCGATTGTTCTATGATCAGTAACCATATCAATAGAAATGCCCCACTTCTTCATTAAAGGCGCTATATATTCGATAGCAGACTCAATGGCGGCGACTTGTAGAGGCTCGTCATAAGAGCTCCGCTCAAACGCTACACCGAGTGCAAAATTATTGAGGCTCGTCATGCCTTTGAACGAACTAACGCCAGCGTGATACGCTCTATTATCGTCGTGATTAGTGACTGTTCTGCGTCCATCTCGTGCGACAATGCAATGATAGCTTGCATAAAGCCGTTTGCCAGTTGACGGATTGTTGATGCGACTTGTCCAGTCAATTGATCCGCTGTAATTGCCTTCTGTATCGTGCATTACAATCGCTTTAGGCTCGATTTTACGAACATAAGGGCCATTAGTTTGCGGCGATAAAGCAATTTTTTCGGGATATTTGTTGGGCATTTTGTCGAAAGTTTTAGATTCAATAGAAGAAGAGCCAGAAAGGTTTTTTTTAAACCCAAAATGACTCGCTAATTTTGAGAAAAAACTTTTCACGCTCTCATATTTACACTATTTTTTTTAAGTGTCTGCTATTTCTTTTAGAAATTGATACGCTAATTTGTCTCGTTCTGAGGCTTTTCTCATCCTCGTTTCCGCTTCAAAAGAATGAGACGAGTAGAAAGTCGATCTATTAAACACCCAATCTTCGCCGCTTTTTTCGTCTATGCGTATAAAATATGAAGCTTGCCAATTAAATGACGCGCAAACATATTTGATGGTTATGTTTTTAGCTTCTGAATCAGATAGATCGACATTAATGAGTTGTGATACTTGCGTGGAAATCATAATAAGTTAATCTCTAATGGGGAAAAGTCTTCTATTTCGCGGCAAAATCCTTGCACTTGCAACGAATCAAAATCATGCGCTGCCAGCTTTAGCTGTTCGACTTTTGCAATGAATTTACAATAGTCTTCTTCCTGCGGATAGTCGATTTGAGTTTTGGTGTCTAGAATGCTATTGTTTTTTATTTCATATCTCATTGGATCAATCTCAAGCTCTAGAGGATGATAGCTGCATGAGCCTAAAACATAATTGACAATATTTTGATATTGAATGCGGATTTTCATACGTTGTGACGATAAATTTTATTTTATAATAAGCCGAGCTCGAACTTCTTCTAGAGAAGTAAAGATGTTTCGTCCGCCAGTTTTTTCATAAACATGATCGACACAAGTGTTGATGTATTGAGGATCATCTTTCCAAGCTCCATACCATGTTCTTTTTTTAATGCTTTTGGCGTGAACGTGTCCATGCACGTTAGCGACTCGACCACGCATTTCATGCGGGTGAATTGGGCAGTGAGTGAGCCACATCTTCTTATACGACAACATGCCGTGAATTTCATCAAAAGCTTCTGTTTGCTTTCGGGTAGAAACATAGTCATCATGATTTCCCTTGATAAGAATTTTGCGCCCTCGAAGATTTTTATAAACATCTAATGATTCATCACAGAACGCCGCATCTCCCATAACAAAAACAATGTCGTTTTTGCGAATTGTATTCTGCCAAAAATCGCAAAATATAGCAGTGTTTTCTTCCGTGGATTGAACCCATGGCCGAAACTTAGCGATGTTTTTATGCCCTAGATGTGGATCTCCCACGAAAAATGAACTCATTTTATTTTACCTGATCTGTGAAATCGTAAAGTTTAAAAGGATTTTCGCTTTTGAAAAAATCATTTTCGCTGTATTTTAATACATAGCCTTTAATTTGCCGTGCGCAGTCTTTAGCGAACTGTTCGGCTCCCTGTAACGCTTCATCATACGATTGATGAAAGTTGTTTTTTTTGTCAAATACTCTATATTTACTATACGCCATATTGTTATTTTATTGTTTCTAAAACGATGAGAAGAATAATTGCGGTAAAAGTTTGAAAGCTATTCATAAGTTAATTTAAAAGCAACAGTTCCTGTGTCGAAATTATTGGTAATGTAGCACTCGATGAACGCTTCATTGTTGTGAAATTTGGTGGAGTTAATTTGGATCACGTATTTAACTTTGTCAAGAATTAATTTGTGTAGATTTTCGGGCAGCGGCTCGAATTCTTCACAAACAGGCTCGTCCCCCAGCTTCCACGGAAACAAACTATTTTCGCCGATTACGGTAATTTTGGGCATTTTCATTGTTTTGCGAGTGCGGTATATTTTATTTGAGTTGTAATGTCTGTCATTTTAATCAAAGAAAGAAGATCTTTGCGGCCTTTTCTTTGGTAGCCAGTGTAGAGAGGCATTTTGGTATCCACGTTTAGTTTCGAGAGATCGCACAGCTTTTCGCACAAACGCGCCAAAAGTTTTCGATTGACTAGCAGAAAGTCTTCGGGACGCTCAAAAGCGATAATGTCAGAATCTCCATACAGCCAGCCTCTTTTGCCTTGCACGTTAGCGAATTCGATCCACACTACATCGTCATTGAATTTATCGTCAGCTCGCTTGACTTTTTTGCGGGATTTTACATCCACTGCTGTTCGCGGTGTCTTAACGCCCTCAATCCAAAAGTCAATGTGTCTCATCTCTTCTGGGAAAGAGGATTTTTCACAAGAAAGTCCAGCTTTACTCACGGAAGTTTCGAACGAACACTCAGCTTTTTCGCCGATTTGAAACGCCGCGCCTGTTTTGTCATATTTGTTTTTATAAGCCATCTCTGGTATATGATACTAAAATTGGGTCTTTGTCAAGAAAAACTTTTGCGTTGGGGTCTCTTTTTTGAATAGCATTTAAATATGTTTTTAATTTATGTTGTCGTTTGACCTCTCCCATAAATGGCAGAGAGCAGTCGAACAGCTCCCAATAAAATTCCCTAAATGTTTTAAAAGTTTTTGCAGTATAAAAAACAGGAGTGCTAAAAATAAATCGTATTTCTATGTGAGACTCTTCTCGTGAGACAGCTATAAAAAATCTTATACCACCATTTTGTTTGCAATAAAAAATATCACATTCTTTAAATAAATAATTATAAAAATTTTTAATTTGTATTAATCTCGCAGAGCGATTTTTTATAGAACAAAAATCATAAGGCTTGGAGCGAATGCAAAAATCTATTAATGCCGATTCGATCATTGGATCATTGTTTTTTAACTGCTGAAAGTTCATTTTTTATATTTATAATAAAGTGTAAACTGAGACATGGCACAAGGACAAAATAGAATAGCGAGCGGTTTATTAGAGCTGGAACCCACGGCTATTATAGAGCTTTTTGTATTGTATTTCAATACAATTGATAATCCAAATGCATTTATTGCGTTTCATGGAGGATCTGTATATAATCAAGGCATTGTATGGCAAGGCATAGAGTATCTGCCTATTCCTGTAGAAACGGATGGTTTTGAAGTTAATGCGAACGGTCAGTTGGCTCGTCCTAAAATGCGCATTTCCAACAAGGATTATTTTGCGACCGATTTATTGCTAAACAATGACGATCTGCAATTTGCCAAAGTTATACGCAAAAGAACGTTCGTAAAACACTTGGACGATGTTAACTTCGACGGAGGCAATCCTTGGGGAGAGGCGGATGCGTCCGCTGAACTGTCTAATGATACGTTTGTGGTCGGACAAAAGACTGCTGAGAACAAAGTCTTTATTGAGCTAGAGTTGACCTCTCCGCTCGACCTTGAAAACTTTGAAGTGAATAATCGCTTGATTATGGCGAGATACTGTTCGTGGCATTATAGAGGTAATGGATGCAACTATAACGGAATTCCCCTTGCGACAGAAGAGGGTGGCAGCTTGATAGTCGGAGATCCCGTGGATTGGTTCACCAATCAAGCTCTAAAAGAGTGGTCTGCTGATACTGGAACAACTTATGTATCTGGTGATGCCGTTTATCTTGAAAATAAAAAGATAACTATCGCTAATAGATCTAATTCGTCGCCGACTGAGTTCGCAAAAATTTGGTATGTATGCCAAGCGAATCATAACAGTTCGCGCTCAACAATACCAGACAAAAACCCATCTCTTTGGACACGCGACGGCTGCAATAAAAAACTTGATGGATGCCAATTAAGATTTGGTAGAGGCTCTCTTCAGTTTAATGAACGAAGTGTGCAGCGAACGGCTAATTTTGTTGATTTTACAACTCGAAATCCACAGGGAAGCTACTTTGCCAACTATAACGTTATATCTCAAAACGCTACTCTATCGGGATCGTCGGAAGTCCCATCGCATGAAGTTCTCAAAGCTGTCGATTTAATAACAAATACAAGTTGGCGAACCACTGGCAGTGCTAAAACTGGCGCTACGTTAACTTTAGAGTGGTCCAGCCCTCAAAATATTAATAGAATTGATTTGTCTGATCAAGGTTCGACTTATAATTTTAATAATGCTTATATTCGTTTATTTAATAATGCTGGCGCGGTAGTTCGAAGTGGAACGTTAGCTGTTCCAACAGGCGTAGCGGCAACAACCGAAGGAATTTTTGTACCAGCTCGAACTACCACTGGATTTGCAAATCAATTAGTCAAAAAAATTATTATTTCGGGCAGTGGTGTAGATACCGTTCCATCTTTAAGCCAAGTCTCCGTTTTCGAAGCTAACCCTCCGCATTTGGTTTACAATGATCTAGAGACTATTCCGTTACATAGAAACAAATTTTTTCAAATTTCCACATGGATTGTATTTGGTGAGAACTCCTCGCTCGGTGATCATTATTCTATATTTCACAATGTTAGCGGCAACTGTAGATTCAGCGGTATTAATTTATACGCTAAAGGGGGAGAGATGATCCTTGATTACGCCACTCGCACCATAGGCGCATCGCCGCAGGAACACGAAAAAACTTTAAGAATTCCGTGGGATATCAAAAAGTTGCAGCCTCTACACCTAATATGTTCTGGCGGAGACGCTACAGGACCATCGCCCACCTTCACAACCGCAGGTTATATTGAATTAAGTGACGGTGGGACGCTTAGAGCGCGGCAGACTGTAGGAGGAGGAGAATACTTTAGATTTAAAAATCCCAATTATCAAAGCGGTATAGCCAGTAATCAATATCGCCTCAAGTTCGGATTAAATGATTGGATGTTCCCGACGGGAAGCGAGTTTACTATCAGAACAGATTTACTCAAACAGGATCTTAATATGTACCAAATCACAGCTGGTCTGAAAGTTATTAGCCCAATTAAATTTGGACCAACAGCGTTTTGGACTGGTGCAAATGGCGTAGATGCTAGAATAGATGATGCTAGTCGGAGTGTCTTTAAAGATTATGCAGATTTCACGGGTCAATCATCAAATACCACAAATTTATTAGGATGGTGGGAAATGGCGATTAACGATGGAGTTTCGGGCATCTCAGCGATGAACAATCCATTGAAAAAATTAATTATTTCGGGAGATTCTCCCTCCGCCTTTAACACTTCCAGTGAAGCTATCATCAATTTAACAGAATTTGTCAAAAGAGCGAAGCAGAGCGTCGATCTGCCATTCGGCGGATTCCCAGGAACGGAAAAATATGGTTAAAGAAATAAAAAACAAAACAATCTCTAAAATACGCGACTTCGTGGTGAATTCTTGCAACGAGCAAACATCTCAAGAAGTCTGCGGATTTATTGGATACGATGGCTCCGAATACGTAGCTACGGTCGAAAAGAACGACGCTGTTGATCCCAAGAATTTTTTCTCTATTAATCCAGTTTCTTATTTGATGTTCGCGGAAAATAATGATATGCTCGCTGTCTTTCATAGTCATATCGTAGGAGATGAAACTCCTTCTGAATTTGACGTTAAAATGGCCGAGGCTTGTTGCATTCCTTTTGTTGTTTACTCTCTTAATACTAAAAAATTTCATATTTATGAGCCCAGCCATTCTGAATTGAATGTAAAAGCATTTACAAGGTTAAAGGAGCATCTCAAATGACGCAAGTGACACTACACGGAATATTGGCAAAAGAGTTTAGAAAAAACTTTAGCCTAGCAATTAAACGTCCTAAAGAGATTTTTGACGCTATTTCGTGTTCGCATAGCAATTTTCGCAACAGGATAGCGGAATTGGCTAACCAAGGAATTCATTTCTCTCTGCTTGTAGACGGCAAAAAAATGACTGCTATAGAAGAATTATCTATCGCGTCAGACAATCAAAAAATTGATATTGTCCCTGTGATTTGCGGCGCTGGGGCGGTCGTCGCCGTTGTTGGTGTGGCTGTCGCTTTAGGTGGAGTGGCTGCTGGTGTTGGAACAGCTCTGGGAGGCTTTTTATTATCTGTGGGATTCGGTTTAGCCATGAGCGGTATACAAATGATGTTGGCCCCAAAACCCGAAATGCAGCGTCCCGAATCCGTAGTAAACTCCGCGAAACAGTCTTTTCTTTTTTCTTCTAAAGCGAACGTCGCAGAACAAGGCGTTCCCGTCCCCGTAGGATACGGCAGATTGCGAGTCGGTTCGTCAATTATACAAAGCACCATAAAATCATATCCGCAAGGATTTGAAAAAAGCATCGCTTTAAAATCAAACGGCCAATCTATAAACAACGATAGATCGTAAAATGAGACACGTTAACAAAAAACAATCAATTAGAGGCGCGGGAAAAAAGGGGGGATCTCCGAAGCCTCAACCTGCGATTTTGCACCCGCCGAAGCTGGGTGGATTCAAAAGCGTTGCTTCTTTTAGTGTCGCGGAAATTGTTGATTTGATATCTGATGGGCCTATCGAGGGACTAGTTGATCAAAATGGCCAATTACTAGGCACTGATATCTTTAAAGGTGTTTATTTAGACAACACACCCATACAAAACACTCAAGCCTTAATTGATCAAGTCAAATTCAATGTCTCAGCTTCAATATCGACATTCGCCAACGCTGTCGCAAGAATTTGGACGGAACCAAATGGAACTTTAAAAACGGCTGATGGACGGCAAAGATTATTGTTTGGGTCTCACAGATTACCTGACTCTCAACCGACTGCGAGCTTTGGTGCATATAAGACCTACTTCTACTTCCAATTTTTACCTGGCTTTAGTGTCGGCCTCCTTTCCTCTCCTACAAAATGGATTCTAGCTAACAATAAAATAGAAATCCACAGAACCAATCCAATTGACAACGGATCGGTAATTTTCACTTCATTTGAAGTTTTTGTCAAAAGCATATCCAACACCTACCCTCCCACCCACGGCTCCAAACCAATTGCTGATGAAAATTTAACAAATCTAGAAAAAATTAAATCGTTAATGCGAGAATCTGCATACGGCTTTACGAACTCAGGTGAGAAAGCTGTATGTTTTATTATTATTGATTTGGGAGAAATATTTATGAGTGGAATTAAAGGTCTTCGAGGTGATCAAAGAATATCTTTTTCTATTAGCGGAATCCCTAATGAGTATGTGAATGTATTCGCTCAACCAGAAATTTCTGGCAATGCGTATACTGGTAAAGTTCGGAGTCTTCTTGTTTTATATGTGCCAATGGAAGAAGAGTCTAGCACAGTATATACAAGTAAGGGACCTTACTATTACTACTACATGCCAACAAATTTATTGACGGCTTTAAATAGCGCTGATATTAAATTACAAGCATATGAAAAATTTAACATATTTAACACCTCAAATCAATTTTTTAACTTTTCTAATGTATCTTGTCAATTCAAAAAGGGGGAAGAGCTTCAAACATCCTTGAATAACTTTGATAAAGTTTTTAACGACTATACGTATGATTTTCGGCTGTATGGACCATTCGATAAAACCAAAAACATTCAAAGAATCATATTAGACAGCAACTTCGTAAATGGAGCTAAAAATATGAGTTTAAGCCTTTTTCAAGCAGGTCTGCTTCGGGGGGATGAAGGTTCTATAGATTCCAGACCACCTGCCGACAATTACTCTAATTGGAACGATGAAAATGAAAAAAGAAATTATGATGCCTTGTCTGTCACGCACATTATCGAGAATCCTTTTGTAGATAGTGTGTCGGCTACTATCGTTGTAAACGCTTTAAGTGACACTGTAGAGACTGATGTAAATTTAGGCGGCACTATCGGAAAACTTCAAGCTGGTACAAAAATTCCTTCGGTTGTTGCGATAAGAATCGAAACTGGTAAAATAACCGATGGAAAAAGATTAAGTGTAAAGTTATACTCATACTCTATCGCTGGCTTGATTGAGGGACAGTGTGCTATTGATTTCGGCTCGAATGTTATTGAAGCGGAAAATTTATTAAAAGATTCTGTTCAAATAATTGAAGCAGATAATTTAATAAACGCTCCGCTGACTCAGCCCTTTGTCCTTCCCGCTCTTGTTGACGACGAAGAACCTTCTTCTACTAAAAGATATATAAAAATTGTTAAATTATCTGCCGAAACAAACTCTGTATTAATCAACAAAGATCTTGCTCTCGCGAAAGTAACTGAAATAATTGATCAAAAATTTTCCTATCCATTTTCAGCGATTGCGGGCGTTAAGCTTGACGCTAGAAGTTTCGGTTCTATTCCTGAGCGAAGTTACGATTGCAAATTAAAAAAAGTCCGAATACCTTCTAACTACCAAACTAAAGATCCTGCGTCTTCTCTCGACATTCGGTATGTCAGCAGCGTAACGGACTATACTACCAAAAAACAAATATACACAAAAGACTGGGATGGAACATTCACATACGGTTGGACAGATAATCCAGCGTGGATATTGTATGATCTGCTAACTAGCAAACGTTACGGTTTAGGATCTTATATAGACGAATCTCAAGTAAACAAATGGGAACTTTATAAAATCGCTAGATTTTGCGATGCAGTTGATGAAGAAGGTTATTTCGTTGGCGTTAGCAATGGATTTGGAGGTTTAGAGCCTCGATTCTCTTGCAACATTATGTTTAAAGAGCAAACGAAAGTTTATGACGCAATTAATGTCATTGCTAATTTGTTTCGCGGCATAGTATTTTTCGGAGGTTCAGAAATTCATTTTCTAGACGACAGGCCAAGAAAGCCGATAGCTTTATTTAATAATTCAAATGCAAAGGAAGGAGTATTTAACTACGGCAACGTTCGTAGAGACTTACAATTTAACACTGTAGAAGTTATATACTTAGATCGCTTCGACAACTATAAAACAAAAGTGGAATATGTGCAAGACGAGCAGGATATTCGCAAAAGAGGCGTATTCAAAACAACCATCAACACATTAGGCGTAACTTCAAGAGCTATGTCTCGCCGCATTGGTCAGCACATTATTTACCAAACCACAAAAGAAAACCAAACAGTGTCATTCGACGCTGGATTAGAATCTTTATTGTGCCGTCCAGGAGATTTAATTATCGTCGAAGACGAAATGAAAACGCGAGCTTCTAATTACGGACGAATATTAGAAGTCGATGTGGTGAATAAAAAGCTGAGAATCGACAATCCATTTATTAGTGGCGAATACACAGGATTCATTACTGTTTATTCGCCGACAGGCTATTCAACGAGCGAAGAATTAACCCAAATCGCTCAAATAAATAGAACAAGAGTTCAACAATTTTCTATTACTGGTCTGTTGGGGAACGGCGCATTGAGCGGCTTATATAAATTTTCTGGTTATACTTCTGGATTTAATAATTCCAATTATCCATCTCAATTTCCTCTTTATACAGGAACTGGATCGGCTGGTCAAAAACTATTTTGCTATTACAACACAGGCGCGACTGGATTTGTTTTTTCTACTGGATTGGCATTTCAAAATAATACCACATACGATAAATTCATAACAAATACAGGCGTATTTTATGGCGCAGATATCTCGTCATTAGCTTTTGGAAAAAGCGGTAACTATACTGGATTCACTTACAACTCGGCGGTTTCCAATAAAAGAGGAACTCCAAGCGGCGCGATCTCTGGCGCTATAAACTGGGATAGCACTTTATATCCACCAACAAAAGGCATTTTAGACGCAGAAATTGACACTTACAACATTTCGCAAATTACGAAAATGTCGTTAACTGGCTACGATAATACTATTGATTATGGCAGCTTTATTTCTTTAAATCAAAACGATCCAAATGTAGCATTTTTACCAGCGGTAAAAGCGGGAAGTGTATATAGAATAGAGCGTAAAAGCTCCTCGGATCAAATTTACAAAATCATTTCTATTCGCGAAAACTCTCAAAACGAATACAACATTACAGCTTCCCGATACGACACTGGAAAGTTTGAAACAATTGAAAAGTCTATTACTCAAGACTTCCTTGAAAACACTTACTATACTGGTATCGTTACAGTTGGAAATGTTCAAATTAGTCAGGTTGCTACGCCGCAAATAGTAGCGTTTTCTGGATTCGATCAAACATCATCAGGCTTCAAACTCACTGGAAGATGGACGAGCGGTGTCAACGCAACAGGCTTCAGCGCTTCTCTTAGCAACTCTTTGGCGGGATACTTTGAGTCTGTTACTGTCAATCAAACAGGAGTTCAATTCACTGGATTAACGAATATCGGCAATTGGAATCTCTCTGTTACAGCACTAGCAGCTTCTCCAAAAATAAACTCATCAGCGGCGACCACAGGAACGTTTGTGGCATACTCTGGCGCAGACACTACGACAATCACCAAACCAGCGATTGTTGGTTTTTCTATCGAATAATTTATGTTTTCATATCAAAATAAAGTAGTCGCAATTAAAGCAACAAGAACGTCAGGCTCTGGCGCTATTGATGTTTTAGTTAATAATGCGTATATAGGGTCGATAACTGGCACTGGTCACGGCGCTAATGCTTATTTTATTGGTTCTGACAATAGCTCATTAAATTTTGGTACTGATTCTATCTCTCTTTACCCCAGTTCAGTGCTATGGAGGGATTTTGCTATCGGAGGGGACTTGTCTTCGTCGGGAACTAGCGCTAACGATGGATATCCTAATTTCGGTTTGTTTTCAAACATAGCGCCTTATAACTTCGGCGCTAGTAGTGGTTATTTTGAACTCGAACACGCAAGTTTAGGGAGCGCTTGGAAAATATTTGTCGTATCGAATGGTGGTCGCAGTGAAATCAGCGAAATCGCTACAGAAGACCCATCAAATCCTTATGGATCATATCCCACCCCGTTTGGTGAAATACAGATTATTTCTTCAGTGACGGAAGATCCCGTTTATTATTTCAGTGATCTTTTATTAAATGTCGGATCTAATGATCTTTGCACCAGTAATCAAATTGGTAACGCCGCTATCTCAGGTCTCGAAATTGATTTGTATGATCTCAGCGGCTCTACGCTAGTTAATCCAAGTCCTATTCCAGCGACCAATTTCCTAACGGTTACGGGGTCTTTCACTTGGTCGGGAGCTAGTGCAAATGCCGTAAGCAGCGGTGGTAGATTAGCTGTTTTAAATACTTTTAGAAAGTCGAATATTCCGAAAAGATCTCTTGACTTATACATTGGAGCTACAGATACAGGTGTCGAAGGAACATGGAGATGGCTTGATGGATCATTATTAAGTGGCGGATATGAAAATTGGTATGAGGATGAGCCTAATGATTTCTCTCCAGGGGAGGATTATGCATATTCATATGGCACTTCATATGGTTTATCTCACGTTAATACATGGAATGATGGACCTAATTCTGCCAACGCTCATCCTTATAATGTCGGCGGATATCTTTTAGAGAAACCAGATAATTTTTGTTATATTTTTGATCTGCAATATCCCGCAGGTCGAACAGTGCCACTGACTGAAACTCCTCCAGTATTCAATGTTGACACTGGTAACTTGAATCAAGTATTCACAGGAAGCGGCGTTCACTTAAAAAAAGATGTCACGCTTTTCTTTGACATTTTAGATCAACAGCTTAACAAGGTTTCTTCTAATCAACAATTTTTAGAAAACCCCCTAATTAGCGGATGCGTATTCGATATTTTAAATGTGGATGGAACGATTGCTTCCGAAAACTTCTTCACTGGAAAATACTCTCGCTCGCTAGCCTTTTCAGCTTTAGATAACGAAAACGTTTTTGGATCTTACCAAAAAGACTTTGGAGTAAGGTGCAAGCTTCCAAATACTTTCGATGGTTCAGTTTTTACGGGCGAATTTTACGCCTATGGTAACGTGCCGAATATTTTGGACATTGTGCCAGATTATACAGAATTCTCTGGAGCAGCGCAAGCTACGGAGTTGATTAACACCGCGATTGTATTGCAGAACGATTTGAACTTCACGCAAATGGATCGGTATGATGTTTACGCTTTGACTGGCAGTGGCTCAGCGGTAAACGAATTGACCTATTTAAGTCCATTCGCTCAAGAAGGTTACTTGTTCTCTCAAAGCGCCGCAGACGTTGTAAACGCTCGCTCCCTCACAATCAACAGGGGGGCGTTGCCTCAAGACGTTCCACACTACTTCACGGTCGTTCCTTATGGAACGCTAGGCTCTGGAAGCTCATTTACGTTTGGACCTGCTACGTTTGTTACTGTCGAAAGTATTGTTCAGTTTCCCGAAACTAACTCTAGCGCCTTGAATTTATACTATGGCAATTCTTTTGGTCAAACCATCTATAAAACGGGGAAATTTTTAAGCAACACGGGCATACTGCATGAGTTCTCATCTGGACAATTCACTTCAGTAAAATATTTTATAGAAGTCTCTGGCAGCGGACAAAGAAGACTTTCCGAGTTGAAAGGTGTTATCAATACAACGGGTTTCAATTTAACAAAAGAATCCGTAAATGATACCTCTACACAGTATCAACTTACGGGTTCCTCAAGCGGGCAGTGTGGTCTATTTGCGAGCGGAAGCGGCTACGCTAACTACTCATACAAGTTGCAAGCTACTATGATCTAATTCGCGATCATCGCTTCTAGCCCTGCCAAGAAGCCAGACTTACTGTCTTCTGAAAGGCGACAGTAGATTCTTTTGGCTCTACGATACGCTCGTTTAGAAATTGGGTTTTCGGGGCTGAGTATTTTTCTCAGTTTTTTTGCTTTTTTATTGTTCATAATTTACTAATGTATGTTTCGGAATCTTTGAGGAATCCCATTTTTTTGTAGAATGATTTCAATTTTTCATGAGAAGGATTGTTGACAACCGTGGACATTGAGATGTATTTGCAACCCATTTTTCTAGCAGCAGCAATCGCTGCCTTAAACAGTTTATATCCCGCCGCAGGATTCTTGGACAACCATAGAAATTCGTGAATTATTTCTTGATTAAATTTCGGGCATCTAACTTTTTGAAAAGCGATCATAGCGTCGAATTTTTCATTTTTATAATGGCCCCACACCAAAAAGTCCCACGCCAAAATAGATGGATGCGCGAAGTTCGCCTTGATAGTCTCTGGATTATGAGCTAACAAGGCGTGTCCTTCATCGGAATCATGCTGTTCGAAAAGCTCATACATGTCGTCGATAAGCTTTTCAAACTCTACAGGATTGGAAATCCGTTTAATCATTAATTTTTTTGATCAAAACTCTAGCAGTCTTCGCGGGAACGTCGGCGAAACTCTTCCAATCCTTGGCATCTGCCAAAAGACTTAGAGTAGATTCGTCGCTAGCTTCCGAAGCGACAGTCCACATATTGCGAAGATGCGCTTTAAAATCTTCAAACGAAAAGATTTTCAGCTTGTCGTTGACATTCTTTTCCAAAGCTCCTTGAGGAGTAATGGGAATGGCTGTCGATTGAATCAGATCAGAAATATCTACTGACTTGTTTTTAGATTTGTCGATTTCATCTGCCCCGACAATGTGAATATTTAGGAAGTTGCGAACGCATCGAACGAATGCTCGATTACACGCGATAGTTTCCAAAAACTTTAAACAGAAACTGTCAGTATTCGCTTCTGTAGCGTTTGCGATGTCTTCAAAATGAACAGGCTGGTTGCTTGTTTCAAAGTTGCCTAGCCACTCGATTGAGCAGTGTGCGACGACATAATTTGGAGATATGTGATCGACTTTATAACTGACGCTTGTGAAGCCTCGAAGACGCGCTAATTCTTTGATGCCGCCAAGCATAATCAAAAGCTGTTTGTCATCCAAGCCTTCAATTGAAGTGGGCATCGGTTGCTTTCGCAGTTCAAAGTAATCTTTGTTCGGATACAAAAACTGAGGATCAATCATCGCCCGCCAATCCACAAATCCTTCTGAAGTGAACTTGTATTCTTTTTCGTTGATTAGTCCGTCTTGGTCTCTTGTTATTTTATTTTGTGTCATAGATATAGAAATGATTTAATTCGCTTAGCAGCAGCTCATTATCTTCTATGATTAGATTAATGTCAAGAATATTTTTATCTTTTTTCCAATGATAGGTGCTTGGGTATTTTTTACCGCGAGACAGTATCGTTTTGTTTGAGTGAAACGAGGATTTGTTAAAATTGATTTTTTTATCTTTTAAAATAGACTTGTCCACGCTAATGTAAACCTGCACATTAAAATCAAAATACTTGTCTCGAATTTTTGGGAGAATGGCGCTGTCTTTCACCAACAAATTGACGGTGATTCCTAAGCCGCCGATATAGTTCAGATAATCGTGAGAAATGGAGCTCTGCTCATCCACGAAAAAAGAAATGCTCTTTAGCTTGCCGCGAACTTTCTGAATGAATTGATGGGGTATCATTTTATCAGCAAAGAATGAAAACGACGGCAAATATTCGCACCACGTTTCGACATATGAATGAGAATCGAGATAATCAAGTCTCATAAACCAATGCTTTTCCGACATTCCTGGAATTTGTTCGAAGAAGTCTGGAACCAACTCGAAAACAGGATGATGATAAAAATCTCCAATAAAACGAGTTTTAAGCGGAATAGATTTATCTGGCGCAAATTTTTTAATAATTGCGTTGGCGATGTCTTCGGGTGGAATTTTGTTGATTGAATCGTGTTGATCCACAACATTAAAGCTCGGCTTGACTTTCCAAGGAGCTTCGATATTTGTTTTATTTTCGGGGGAGCTCCAATATCCATCGCAACAGGCGGCGTAAGAGTCGCCGAACAATGCGACAATGGGAACTTCGTTGAAGCTCGCGTAGTGCATGAGAGCGTCGTTACACCCAATATGCAACAAGCTGTTTTGAACAATATACGCTTGCTTTTTAAAATCAAGATCAAAAATCATTTCATCAACTGACGAAAGCTTCGGCGATTTTGACGAGCCGATTTGAATAATTTTAATCGACTGCTTCTGCAATGTTGAGCGAATGCTGTCGAAAACTATGTCAAAGTATTTGTATTGTTTCGATTGAATTTGAGACTCTACAGATACGGTGATATACTTATCTGGAATGACTGGAAAAAAATGTTCCGCCAAAACAGGCTTGCCAATTTTCACGCCAAGATTTTTAGCGTATTCTTCTACTAAGTGACTCATTGTAAATTGAATTGAATTTTATCTTTGCCGCCGTGGATATAGCAAATGTTTTTTTGAGTTGTGGTAGTCGGCATAAAGGCTATATCGAAGTATCCCTTATGATCGCCCGCTCCCTCTAAAATAAATGAATTTTCTAACATTTCAGAATATAAAATACATTTGTGAATAAAAGGATTGTCTTCAATCAATGGAAAATATTCTTGTCGCGTAGCGAAATAAATATTGTAATTGGGATATTGTTTGTGCAGGTTCTCCATTAGACCGTTCAATAAAAGAACGTCCGATTCTCCTCCTTGCACCAAAACGCAAATGCGTCTGCCTTGATCGTCTTTTTCTAAAACGCTTTCAAAATCAATTGGCTTTTGCTGTTGCTGCAAACACACTTGGCGAAAATGATTATGCATTTGTTCTCGATTGATTTCTTGCTGCAATTTGCTGCTCCATATTTTAAATGAAGTGTGATTTTCATCTATTGTTTCTCCAAGCATTTCTTTGTGGAGCGAAACGATGAAGTCTTTTTCGTTTGCTTGGAAGTCGGGTTGATATTCAGAATTGAATCGCGAAGGAGGATTATCGAAGTCGTAATCGACTTCGGGCATTGAGTCGATAATGCGCTCTAATTCTTTGCCGATTGCTTCAATCGAACATTCGTCTATTACAAACTGACGAGCCTTGATGCCGATTGCCGCTCTCTCAATCGAAGGCATATTATAAACAGCAAGTAACTGTTCGGCGATATGATTAGGATCGGTAGAAGCTTTAATAAATTGAGTTCCTGGCTCTCGGTATTCCGCCCAATTAAGAGGCAAGCCGCCGCTTTCTTCTGTGCAATATTCTTCGCCGCAAGAGTAGTTTGTAACAAGAGTAATCAGCTCTGTGAGTTTCGCTTCTTGAATTGGAATTTCTTGACCACCGCTTGTGAATGGGTGGCAGTATACATCCATCAGGTTGTAGATTTCATTCAATTGGTTTTCGCTTGCTCCGTTGCTAATATTTGTAGTGCTTACTGTCTTTTTGCCGCCGCACGAAGGGCAGTCGCGATCTTGACCGACAAATGGAGAAACAAAATAACTTTTGCATTGATGACAAAAATAAGTAGTTAGAATGTCTTTGCTATCAATATTTTTTTCTTGTAGAAGTGTGGGAATATCCCACCCCTCTGACCAGTGAGTGTGAAGCAGAAGTTTGGCGTTGGGAACCTGCTGTTTGAAAATTTTAAAACCTTCCAGCAGATTGGGAACGCTTTTTCTCAATTGATTTCTAAACACAAAGCCTACGATAAACTCATCGGAAAGATTGAACTTCTGGCGCAATGCAGCGCGTCTATGATCATCCATCCTATAGAATTGATTAACGTCTAAGCTTCCGTGTAGAGTCTTGATATGATTGTAACCCATTTTTTGGAACGCTTTTTCCGCAAAAGAAGACCACACATAATAGTGTTTGATTTTCGGCGCAGCGTCAATAGCTGATTGCAGAATAGGCAAGCTGTCGAGCGTAGTCCAAATCATTGAATTCACTTTATTCCACCAAGGCTTTTCATAAAAACCATCAAATGCCCAAATATCCTCGATACCGATATAGACATCAGGACGCACAGTATTGATAACTTCGTCTATACCAAAAGCTCCATATGCAGCTTGACGCTGCTGATGTTGATCTTGATTAATTTCCGCCATCTTTTGGACATCAGGCAAAGAGCCGTAGGTAGTCCATGGAGTGCCGCTTGCCTCTGGACAGCTTCTCATTAGCCCATTGGCAAGTTCAAAGACTTCATACTTACCCGTATTAAACAGATAGCGCAAGATATTTTTTTTATGCTTGCCGAAGCCTGTAAAAGCCTTGCAAAAATTACTGTGGAGCAGTATCTTTTTTTTAGTCATCGCTGCGATTTTGTGTTTGGGCGTTGGTGCGAGTTTCGTAAAGTTTCTGCAAAATCATTTTACAGAATTCTCGAATTGCATAAGCTTCTCCAGGCTCGATACCGATACCGAATTTTAAAGCTGAGTTTTTGGTAATCGAAAATGAGAACGCTTTAGATCCGTCGCTTTTTACATATGGTTTAAAAGAGATGGCAGTCTTGTTGGTTTCGTGACTGTGGAACGCTTTATATTCGCAGTAGTTTTCAATTGCATTGATGATGCCGCCTACTTCAAACTCGTTGAGTTTAATGATTGCAGTTTTTTCGGGGTTTTTGACATTCTCCGAAAAAGAGCCGTTCTTGGTTTTTTCGTTCCAAGAATGCTGCATAATTGCATTGACATAAAGACACGGTTCTTTGAATTTGCCAGACGTTCCGAAACGAAAGGAGAATGCGCAACCACCGTTTTTTGAATTGGGCTTGTAAAGTTGAATCATATTCTGATTTTAAATACATAGTTGAATTTTTCCACCAAAAGTGTAAGATATTATGTGCCATACTTAAATCATAATATTCCCACGATTACCTGCTTATTGCGCAACGAATATCTTTTTAATCATGAAAAGGGGCATGGCGAATACACTTCATGCGATGTTCATTCCGTGGCATCTATTGAAAAAAGGGTTCCTTTATTTGAGGCGTTTTTAACAAATGGAGTTAATTGGACGCGCAGACCTATCACGGCATTTTGTTGGAAGCCGTGCGATCCAGTTCCGCTTGAACATGCGATGTATTGGGATTGCTTCAGTCCATATATCGACGTTCAATTTCGCGCTCGTATGAAAGGGCTTAGAGCTCTACTTATCACGCCGCAAAACACTAAAGAGGCTGGAGAATACATGTTTACGCTAGATTGGGGCTGGGAGAATAAAAGCATCTTGGACACTAATTTCTCTGAAACACCAGAGCATAAATGCGCTCATGTGTTCAAAATGGACAATGGTAACTTTTACGC